CCACTGCCACATGATGACGTAACGCCCGTTTCACCTTCCGCCGGTTCTCACGCGATCCGACCACACCCAAATAAATCCCGTCAAGTTCATCCAGTAAACCTGAAACGCGAAGCTCCTCAAAGTGTTCCGTGGCTGGTGTGAGCCAATCCCCATCCGCGTAGACGTGATAGAAGTGTGACAACCTCACGCAAAATACTCCTTCAGGAACGGCATCCAGTAATCAGTCCACACCTTGTCCTCATCGAAGTCGAGTGCAAACTTTCGTGACACAGCTGAGAACCCGCGTTCCTTCTCCGCCAACGCCAGAGCTGACACTACAGAATCGAGCAGTGGCACCTGGTAGAACGCCTTCTGTGGTTCATCCCAGAACGGCATTCCCTCAACCAACCAGCCATCCTCCGCCACCAGGTCGGCTGTAGCGGCCCAACTCGAACCAATCACCCGAGTCCCACAAGCCTGAGCCTCAATAGTAGGAACCCCAAACCCTTCCCCATAAGACGGGGCCAACAAAACATCCGCAGCCGAATAAAGTGCCGCCAACTCTGCCTGCGAATACCCCACCCGATACTTATCCCGATTAGCAAACGTAATCTTCTCCGGTGGAATCCCACACACCCTAGCCAACAACCCCAAATCAAACCCGCCCACATTAGCCGCCGGATCCGCGTGAACATACAAATGAGAATCCGGGTGCGAACGAAGGTGCGCTGAAAACGCCATAAAGTTCACATCGTAAGCCTTCCGATGGATAATCCCGTTAGCCTTATTCGCTGCCACCATCGCCACCAAAAACGTGTCATCACTCACACCCAACAGTTCACGAGTCGGCATCATCCCATCCGGCCCCATAATCTTCGGAGTCTTAGCAAACACCTTCGTGTTCACGGCGTGAGGAATATAAACGGAATCTATCCCAGCATTATCCAACTGTCGTTTCCCATGCGGGGCCATCGCCACCGGGGTCACATTCTCCCGCCGAAGAAACTGGGCAACCCCAGGAGGCAACGTCACATGATCCAACGGCACCCACGAAATAACCGGCAGGTCATCCTTCCACCCGTTATAAACCCACACATCATAAAGAGTCATGATCGCGTGCTTCAGGTCGGGTGCAGACTGCCGATGAAACTCATGCCACACCGTCAACACATCCTGCGAATAAGGTGCAACACCCTTCGGAAAAACAGGCACGGCACCAAACTCAGTGCGATGCTCCCCAATAGCACCCTCGAGGCCGTAGTTCGACAGCACACCAACATTCATGCTGTGACGTTTCATGTAACGCACCAGGAACTCCGCTTGCACACCGTAGCCCGTTGGAGAGTTTGGATTATTTGTTGCTAAAGAAACAACACCCTTAAGTTTTTCGTAGGCCATTCGAACATAATAGCGAAAGCCCCCGCCGTGAAACCTACAACACGGCGAGGGCTTTCAGCCCGTTCTACTTCAGACTATGGCTGGAGCAGGAACTTGATGTGTGACGCACCGTTCGCAACACCAGCGCCGAGGCGGTAGGTGTAACGGAAAGCGGTGATGTCGTTCTCGAAGTACGCCTCAGTGGAAACAGCAGCCTGGAGTCCAGTCGTGCTGATTTTCACAGAAGGCCAGTGTCCGAAGAACACGGTCTTAGCGCCAGCTTCGATAACCGCAGGCAATGCCGGGTTCTCGTAGATAGGCAGACCCAGGATTGTGCTCGGCCCACCAACAACAGGGTTCAGAATGTATGCGCCCCCATTGTCTTTCAGGGTACGAATCTTTCCGAGGACTGCACTGTTGACCATGTAACCGGAACCAGGAAGCTGACGAACCAAACCATTTGCAGAGAACTGCAAGTTGATAAGCTCGTCTGCCGTGATAGCGGTCGCGGTTCCAGCAGTTCCACCGACAGTCGCAACAGCCGTGACAGCTGCGTGGACAACAGTGTTCACTCGCGTTCCAATGGCATTCGCCGCTTGTTCCACTAGTGTCGCCTCAAGGTCAAACCCAACATCCGTTATCAGCTCGTTAGCGATCTTGGTGATGAAGCCCTGCTTAGCCATCTGCAACAGAAGGCTGGAGTAGGTAGCTTCGGACTCGTCAAGTGCAGAACCGGCAGCCTTTTCAGTGGCAGTTGGGTAAGCAGTGAACACGGGGATACGAAGGTCTTCACCAGAAGCACGCTGAAGAACTTCAGACGTTTCGAGGTAAGGCCCAACGAGGCGAGCGAGTGCGTAGATCCGGTCAAGGAATGCTACGGGGACAGTGTTGGCCGAAGGAACCAGTGTGGCACGCTTCTCAAAACCGAACTTATACTCGCGGATTTCACCACGGGCCATAGAACGGAAAATCTCAGCAGTGTCAGTCGGTGCCTCAGTGACAACCTCAAAACCGCGGGAAGCAGCAGCGACCTCAGCGGCACGCTCCTCATTCTTAGCGGCAGTTTCGATGCTGCGCTGTGCTGCGACAATATCGGATTCGATACGGTCAATTTTTTCTAGCTCGGCAGAATCCAGGCCACGACCCTCAGCTTCAGCATCGTCAATAACGGTGCGAATCTGCATGGTCAAGTTAGCCTTAAGCTCCTGCTGGCGCTTAATAAACTCGGACATTTGTGTTTCTCCTAAATGGAATTGAATAAATAGATCGCAACCGTGATGACACAGAATCGCTCACCGTAGCGATGACGCACACCGGATACCTCTAATTGTAAACCGTGCCGTGCAACCCGTTCCAAAAGAAAAGCCCCTACCAGGGAAAGGGTGGAATACCTGGCAGGGGCAAACCCGATCTAGCGCGTTTCCGCAGCCTTCAAAACACGGGTTTCTTTAGTCGGCTCGTCCTCGAGTCCAACAATCCGGCGGGCCAACATTTCAGCCACACCAACATCCTCAACCACATCGAAAAGAATTGACGCGATCTGCTCAACCGTTGCCATCAGTACCCCATCAAAACTTGCAGCTTCTTCTTTTTCAAAGCCAGCATCTCCAAACTGTTATCCACCACCGGAGCTTCAGGGGTCGGGGCCAACTCATCAATGACAGTCTGCAACAAGGTGCGGTCATCCGAAGAAATGTCCTCACCGTTCTCAATCTTCAACAACGCATCAGCGAGAGCATCAGCATCCACGTTCGCCCGCTGTGCAATCTTGTCCAACCCTCGAACCGTAGCCGTGCCATTCGTGGCAGGGTAAGCCGGGAAAGCAACCAACGAAACCTCGTGCAAACGCACAGACTTCAAAACACGTTCAGTACCGTCAGAACTCCACTCATCCCCACCACGCGCAGGCATAGAGAAACCAAACGAGAACCCGGTCACATCGCCACGGCGAACCAGCTCACGAGCATCACGCCCATACGTTGTGTCAGGCAGGGTCGCGGAAACTTTCAGGCCACGCTCATCCTCAGTCAACGTCAAAGTGCCGGCACGAGTCGAACCCATCACAGCACCCGAATCATGGTTCCACAACAGTTTCACATCGTTGCGCGATTTCAGGGAAGCACGGAAAGCCCCAGGCTGAATAGTTTCAGTAAACCCGCCCAAGTTCTCACTGCGAGAGTTGAACAGTGCGGCGTAACCCTCCAAAAACATCCCGGAGGCATCCTCACGGATTTCAAACTTGTCAACCTCAACAATACGGGTTTCTAACTTGCTCAACGCTTCGCCCTTCGCTCGGCCTTCATTCTCAGCTTCTAGTCTACCAACCACACCATCCGCGTACTCGAAAGCGCGTTGCGCACTACGCTTTGAACCGCCACCACCCCACAACGCCATCGCCACAGCACCCGGCCCAGGATAGTTATCGTCACCCGGAGTGTTCTGTGGTGCATCCATGTCAACAAGGTGACGGGCAATCCACGCACGCAACCGAACCCACTTGTCAGCCGTCACATTACCTTCAGCCATAGCAGCAGCCTCGCGGATTGTGCGATCCACAACACCATCACCCGACAAACCCTCACGATGCCATTCCAGGCCACGCCTAGCGCTCGCCCTCATATACGCCGGTGGGCTCAAATCAACTTGCCGGGCCTCCTCACGAGGCTCCCAAGCGTTGCAATAATTCCCACCCTCAACATATTCATCCCAACGCTCACAGAACGCACGACCCTCATCATCAAGATTGTCCTCGTTGAAAAAGATGCAGTTACCGCAAGCACGACCTTCCGGCACATCATCCGAAGTCGCGGGCCGGTAATTATCTGGCAGGTCACGGCGCTCACCCTCGAACGTGGAATCCTCTGCCTGAGCAATAGCCAACCCCTGATCTATCGCATCCTGTTTCGTGGTGTGGCAACCCATCACCTCACCGTCATCCTTTACGGTAGCCCAACCATCACACCCCTCAGCAGTGTCACTAATGAAATACGGGGCCATCAGTCGTTTTGCCTTATATCCAACACGCTCGCCACAGTCGCAGTGTGATTAGACACCGCAAAAAGACGATCCCCTGGCCCCAAGGTCAATGTCAAAGTGTCCTTAGCGTCAACGTGCAAACCCGTAGACGTACTGACAGCCGACCCGCCAAGAAAAAGAATGTGCGCGTTGTCATTGTTGTTGTTGTGAATGTGAACCTCGTGAGGCTGATTATCGTGACCAACAATCTCCACAACAGCAGTCCCCACAGTCACCTGTCTATGCTCTATCGGCATTATTGCACCTCGTAAACAGCACCAGGGTTCTCAGGGTCAACCTGCGCCACCGGCTGCAACTGAGTCGAAGCCAAACCAGTATGAGCAATCGGACTCAATCCCACGGCCACTAACGCTTCAGCCGGATCGTAACCCGATAACACCAATACCTGAGCCATACGGACACGCTTCTCATCCGCAACCAAATCAGCACCATCAATGTTGATGTTCGCTAACGGCACCCGCACATTACTTGCAGCAGGATCGTCAATGTCGCTCATGTCCTCAAGTCGGCGCACATCATTGATTGACATGAACCCGGCCTGAATGCCAACACTGTAAGCGCTCATTCGACTAGACAAATCGGCGCGAGCGAGTCCGTCAAGGTTCCATTTGATGAAAGCTGTCTGCCCACCAGGGTAACGAGTCATCAACGGGGAGAACGCATCCTCAAGCTTCTGAACGATAGGTCGCAAAGTGTGAGTGATGAACTGAATGTTGTTTTGCTCCACGCTCGCGTAAGTCGTAGTCCCAGGGATGTTCAGCATATTTGCCGGAATGTTGAATGCGCGGGCAATATCCTCCACAGCCAATCTGCGGGCCTCAATACTCTGCGAGGACTCAGGGTCTACCTGTGTGGTCTTGAACTTCGCACCACCGCTCAGAACGCCGGTACGGTGCCCTCTACGCCAACCACGATGCTTCGAATCGAAACCGTTACGCAAATTCTCGGCCTGCTCCGCCGTCAAATTCTGATCAACCTCAATGACACCCGATAGGTTCGTGCCATTACCGAAGAAGGTTGCAGCGAACTTCTCCAACGCCAACGCCAAACCGAAGTTTTCTTTCAAAGCCTCGACACGCGAAACACCGCGCATCTGACCAGGCCGTAACACATCCGGGATGAAAATGATGTCCTCAGAGGTCAGTGTCTTGGTTTCGTTCTCCACCGTGAACACGGCTTCGCCTCGAGCGTTACGTTTCACCTCAACGGTCAACGGGTTTAGCACAACGAGGTTCACGACTTCGCCGCGCCCGTTACTAAACACGCGCACGAAAAGATTGCCATCAAGCAAAAGACTCACAATCGCGGAGTTGTAGAACGCTGTCCTCGGTAACGCAATGTCCGGTTTGTCCACCCATGCAGGTCGAGGCCGGAACGCACGCCGTTGTCCGTCAATCCGAATGTAAGCATCCAACGGGAGTGTGCTGATTGTGTCAGCGATCAACGACACCGCCGAAAACACAGCGTTGACCTGGAACACCGTTTTGGAGTCAATGAACGTGTCCGACAAATTACCGAACGCAAGGTCATCGCCTGCCTGGAAAATCGTTTGAAACGATGTTGCCCGCTGCTCAAAAAGCCGATTCAAAACCACAGGTTACTTTCCTAACGCAAATCCGACAACCAACAAAAACACGCCACCCACAATGAAACCCACCGGCACACTCAACAACAACGCGCCAACAGTGACCCCGACCATACCCGCAACCTGCAAAACCGTAGCCATCAGACCCCTAACCAAAAAACTCGGGCACAACCGTTTCTTCTATCTTACCGGAGGCCCGGTCAACAGCGAGGATAGCCGCCACCGCAGCATCAATCTTTCGAGGGGAGTTAGGGTTTTCCTTCTTGATATGCGGGCCGGCAGGAGTCAACTTGATAGCCGTGTTCCCAATATGGCGCGACAGCAACGCATCACCGTCATGCACCAACCGCTTCTCAGCCACCAAATCGAAGAACCCGGCGCACGCCTTTATCATTCTTTGCGGGGACTGCGGAAACGCCACCACCGGCAACCCGTAACCCTCGAGCACCTCCATCGAACGTTGCCAACGGAACGGGTCGCACGCGATCTCCTTCACATTATGTTTCTGACAGAAATCCAAAACCGTTTGCTCAACCTCACCAATGTCCACCCGCCACTCAGGGCCGTCATGCTCCAAATCTTTCTCCCACGCCTTCACCATAAACACCTTGACCGGCTCATCATTCTTGGGAACCACAGCACCCACAATCACCGAAGCGTCACCGTTATACGAACCGTCAAACCCGAGCACAATCTCATCATCCGAGGTTAGGGTTACCTCACCGGCGCACTCATCCCACGACCCGGCAGGCAACCACGTTTCCACACTCGACACCCACTGATTACACCGCTTGATACGGAACTCCGCCTCGGGTGTGCGTTTGATAGCCGAATGAAAATCCGACTCAGCATTCAAATCCCCAAACCCAGGGTTAGCGGCCCGCCACGTTTCAGGGTCACGATGATCCGCGTTCTCAGGTGCCTCCCACCACGCCATGAAGAACGTGTCATCCTTCTCCTCACCCGAGGCCAAACGCTTGCCATAGTTATACAAGTTGAAAGCGATGGAATCTTTACCGGTGCGATCCGAACGAACCCCAGCCGTAGTGATTGCAATGAGAGTCGCTAGTTTCCCACGAGCACCCATGGCAAGGGAGAACACGTCAAATAGTTCCCGGTCAGGTTGCGCGTGCAACTCATCGAATATCACCGTGGTCGGGGACAAGCCTTCCTTAGTCACAGACTCAGCACTGAGCACCCGATAGACCGAATTGAACGAAGGCAACTCAATCGCATCCCGATAAAGTTTCGTCAACGCCGACAGCTCCGGGCTAGCCTCCACAGTGCGCTTAGCATCAGCAAACACAATCCGCGCCTGCTCCTTCTCCGCAGCCACCGAATACACTTCCCCACCACGCGGGCCCAAAATCAAACTGTAAAGACCAAGCGCTGCGCCAACCGCAGACTTCCCTGACTTCCTAGGCATTCCGACAAGGCTCACCCGATGACGAAGCCCATCCTCATCCCATGCGAACAAATGTTCGAGCAAAGACTTCTGCCACTCACGCAACACAAGCGGGCTCCCAGCCTTCCCCGCAACAGAGTCCTTCGTCACCATACCGAAAGCCTCAACGAAATCCACCACCGGCTCCATCACCCGACCCTTAGCCAAAGCGATTTCAGGAACCGGAGTCAACCAGGCCGGAGGCCAACTATCCACGCTGTTCCTCCCGGTTAGCGCGGCGCTCCATCAACTCCTCCAACTTCGACTTAGCCTTCACCTCAGCCACACCCAAACGCGAACGATCCGTTGGCGTGAACCCAAGCAGGCCAAGCCCCGACTGAATCATCTTCTCCGTCTCGAGGAGGCTCATATTTACGGGCCGATTAGTAGGGTCAGCAAGCCACTCCACCTTCAACACTTCACGCCGATCCAACAGCTCACACACAACCTGCAACCAGGCCACATCCGTGCGCGGCGAAATCCACAACTCACCCTCGGCAAACACGGAATCCCAGAGCGCCTGACCAGCCTCACCAAGCGGGGCCAACGGTTCACGCGAACCCGCAAACAACGTGATCGTGCTGTCATCGCTAGGCATCGCACGCTTGCCCGGATTACCGAGCATTCGTTTCTGCTCAATCGGTTTCGGAGGGTTAGGCATAACCTCAATCCTACCAACCCCAAATGGTCTGAACTGCGGATGTAGAAGAAAGGC